TAAGTGATGTTAGTTACAACTGAAATCATGGTAGCATCCATGGTTTTCATGTGGTTGATCTATGCTGAAGTCAAATTACTATACAGATAGTAAAACGTCTCCCTGACTACATATGGTAGTCGGGGATTTTTTTATGCAACAGAGCAGATTAAAACAGTTAATCACAGAATTGGAGGATCTTTTAGCGGAATTAAAAACAGAAGTTTATGCAGACCCAAGTGCATACATTGACAGAAATGGAGAACAGTGGTATAGTGGTGAAGACGATGACGGATACCCAGATTGATTATGAAAATCCCTGGTTATATAAAGGTACAGCTTTCACTACTAATGATATTGGCGATTTCTTCGGTTTTGTCTACAGGATTACAAATTTACAGAACGGTAGACAATACATCGGAAGAAAATACTTCTATCAAAAGCGTAAACCCACTGGCGGTAAGAGAAGAGTTACAAAAGAGTCTGACTGGAAGCGGTATTACGGAAGCTCTGATGAACTTAAACGAGACATTAAAGAGTATGGTAAACAAGTATTCAGAAGAGAAATTATAAGTCTACATAATACAAAGGGTTGGGTTAATTACGAGGAGACCAGACAACTCTTTTTAAATAATGTACTAAGTGAAACTGAAAACTATTACAACTCAAATATCCTTGGCAGATACATGAAAAAAGATTACTACAATGAACAACGTACCGTCTGAAATTAAATCACAATGCGATGATCTACTAGAGTGGCATCAAGCTCGTTGTGATGCATTAGTAGAAGACAAACAGTATGAGGATATGTATTCACTTTATATGGAATGGCATGAATGGATTGAAGAAGAGAATCCAAGCGTGATGGTGTTAGGACGTTGGGATGAAGAAAAGTGATGTAGATTATCTTTATGAATGGGCACGAACACAAGATTTTCCCTTACGACGAGCACCTACTGCTGTTGGTTATTCTAACAAGGATATATATTTCTGCTGGTTAAAAGCAGAGAGAAAAAATCGTTATGGTGTTCGTGAAAATATTATAGATGATCCTAAAGTTATAGATATTTTATATCAAAAAGAAATATTATTTGTTACAGTATCTCTTTTTGAATCAGGAACAGAATTAGGACCTCATAAAGATCCCCCAGTATATAATAAAAGATATAGAAGAATACAGGTACCTTTATACATACCTTCCAAAGATTGCTACATGATCTGGAAAGGAAAGAAAGTCTTCTGGGAAGAAGGAGTTCCACAAACATATGATGTTATGGATCATGTACATGAAGGGTATAATTATTCTGATGACGATATGATTTTTTTATTCATTGACATTTTAAAGAACGATGACAACAGTAACTTGTACTAAATGTAATAATACAATACAGTCTAAACATGAACATGATTACAGGATGTGTGGTTGTGACAATCAAACATATGTTTGTGGTGATACCTATGGTGGACTAGACATGAGTTATGTGGTAGCATTAACTGAACCTAAAGAAGAAAAACAAATTAGAGTAGGAACAGAAGCACCACGAAGAAGAACAACTAGAATGATTGATGTAGATATTAGATGAGAATTTTTCAGTATGAACAAATAGTTTCACATTGGACTTTGGAAATGCTAAAGACTGAGGTGGAATTTTTTAATACACATATGGATAGGAATGCTTGGATTGGTTTGTTTGATGAACCAGACAATCCTATCGAGCAGTTTATTCTAGACTCATATGATTTTCATTTCTCTGACAAGTGTAATAATGTAGTTGGATTTGAATGGTGGATACATGTGATGGAGAAAAGTAATCACATGATCTTATTTCATGCTGACCATGATGAATATTTGAGAGCAGAGAAGGATGAGATGAAGTATCCTATGTTGGGAACCTGTATGTACCTAGATGATGATCCTAACCCTACTGTATTTCTTGACACTCAGCAGACCAGTGTATATGAAAAACAAATAGAACCTTTTCCTCCCACCAATGCTATATTTTCTTACGCAGAAGAAGGTAAGTTTTTAGTATATGATCCCAGATATATACACGGAGTATTACCAGGTAGTGACAAACAAACTACTTTGTGGTATAATATATGGGATTACAAACCAGATAGCCTTAAGAGGGTTGGAATCTCTCGTGAAGGTTATAAGAATAGTAATGACAACAGAGGTCACTTCATAGTAAAAGAGAGGAAAGAACCTGTCTTATTCCTAGGAGAAACTACTTCTGTTGGTTTGGATGTACATCAAAGACCTATGAATTTGAAAGGTCCTCTTGGATCACATGGAATAGGTAATCTATGGCAAGTTAAGCAATGATTGAAATTACGGAAGATGATCTAAAGAAAAGAGAAGATCATTATATGAAACTAGCTGAGGATGGAGAACCCATACTGGTTACTAAACCAGATGGTAACAAATATCTTATGGTTCCTCAGAAACCAGACGACCTTAGACACCTATGGGATCATAACGACGGAGCATGATGGAATCAGAACTTATACCTTTATTTCCTACACCACTGTACTGTGCTACATTAAATTTTGAATTGGATGAAGACTTTGATCAGTATATAAGACAGTTAGAGTATGCTAGATATCCAGATGACACTGGTGATGTATCTGTAAATAAAAATATTCTATTAGAACCTGAGTTCGCAGACCTTAAGGAAGAAATAGATAAACATATGAGTAATTTTTATTATGATTATCTACGGTCATGTCAAGGACAACCAGTTAATACAGGATCATGGATCAACTTACATAAACCAAGTGATGCATCACCTAAACATGTACATTGCAATTCATGTTATAGTGGTGTGTTTTATTTAAAAGTTCCTCAGAATAGTGGTGGGATTAAATTTTCTATGGATAAAGAAACTGGATCTCATAGTACAACTACCAGTTATTCTCTACCTGTAAGTCATAATGCACTAAACTGTAATCATTTTATTAAAGGTGTATCAGATAATTTATTATTACTATTCCCTTCTCACTTAGTTCATTCCACAGAGGAGAACAAATCAGATCAAGATAGAATCAGTTTAGCATTCAATTACTACATTGAGGGTGAGTTAGGTGATGAAACAGGTCGCGTGAATATTAAGGTAATAAATAGTTAAAAACATTTGTGTAATGGAATGGTTACCTCATGTCGTTATAAAGGCAGAAGATGATGCTTGTGTCAAGACGGCTACTACCGCATTAAGAACTCTACACGTTGGGTTTCCTGATCAAAAAGCTACTGTACATCTTATCAGTCAGAATCAGAACATCGTAAAGTATGTTAAAGACTTGTGTGTACAAGGTGGCCACAAGTTAAATCGTTATGCACATCTACAAGGTTCACAATTAAATTATCAGTTAATAAAAAATAATAGACTACCTATCGTTCTCATCAGAGGTACGGTAGTTTTCCTTGAGGATATGAGTGACTATAGCACTACTAAATTATTTGGTGGTGATACATTACCTTGTAGATATATGTTTAAGGGTAATAAAAAAGTAGTTACCATGAGTGGTATAGAAAAGAGTGTAGTATTTGTTGCACAACCACAGAAACTATGTGCTGAGGTAAATTGTTTAACTGCTCTCTGGAGTGTTGATAATGACCCTAAGGATACTCAGAAATGGGGACAGCAGTGGGTAGTAAAAGATGGTATTGCATATGAACAAGAATCAGGTGTGTTCAACTTGATGTATCACTGGGATAAAACTCAGTTTTCTAACTTCAACAAGAAAACTTCATCAAAATTTGAGTCTGTATTTGCTGGTAATAACTACCCAGATATGGTAAAGCAACTAGAATCTAATGGAGAAGAGACAGGACATATAACCAAGTATATTGACTGTGCACTTAATGATGATTGGGATGGAATACGAGGAGCTCGTGACACATTGCTTGACAATCTTAAAGAAACTATTATAAAATAATGCTATATAATACTGAACAGCAGTATTACAATGGCAGAAGTAAAGAAAGAGGAAAAGAAAGGTCCTCTTGGTAAACTCAAAGAAGTAGCTGAGGATAAGGAAGAGCAACTCCAATACTTAGCGACACTAATAAGAGTGATAGTCCTTGTGTGGTCCGCAGGAATCTTGACGTTAAACTACGTTAAAATACCAGGCTACGAAAGAGGAGAAAGAATTGATCCGACCTTTATAGCTTCGGTCTTCACAGGAACTTTAGCTACCTTTGGGGTCGCTGCGGGAGGTAAGAAAAAGAAAGATGCTGATGGTGGTGGTGCTAACATATCGAAAAAGGATATGGAGTTTCTTATCGCTAAGGCATCAGAGACTGCTCCTGCACAAACTATCAGGATTGAATCAGGTCCTGTAAAAATTGTCCCAGACACAAA